ATTGGGGCAATTATGAAAAAATATAAGCAATAATATATGGAGGCTGAATTGCGTAAGATTAAATACAATCCAAAATCATATCTCAATGAGGCACGATTACGGGCTGTTGCTATGGGTTATAAACCGACTTCTNTAATGTTCTCTAACGATGGGACTCACAAACTTTCTTATTTAACTCCGGAAGATCGCTTAGTTTCATTTGGGCTACTTGGTTACGGGGACTACTTAATATGGAGCCATCTGGAACGGATGGGCGGTGTAAAAAAGGGGACAGCACGGAGCAAGAGGAACATCTTCCACAAGTCGCACAGTAAGATGCCGGGAGCGTGGAAGGATAATAAATACTCCCCGAACAATCTGGCGCTGCGGATTCTGTGGTAAAGGGCAACTTGCTACAGAAAGCACAGAGATTTTTTACGGTATTATGTTGGCACCAGTCGGCGGGGGGTAGGCTGGATAAGANTGGGNTTGTAGGCAATAGGGTGATTTACCGATGCGGTGATTGTTGGAATGTATTTGAGTAGATTATCCATCTTATTATCTCATCATAAAATAGATGCCAAAAAAATACGAAGGTGGCGGATTGCTGTCTGTGTTCAACGCTATTAGAAAACGCTACACAAAGCAGTTTGCGCCGACAACAGTACGGGACGTTGCTAACGCTACCGGGTACTTTGTTAAGCGTGGTTACAGCCCAGCAATCAGTAAATGGTTGGAAACGAACTCCCCCGGGGTTGTTAAGAGCGTAACGATAAAACGCAACCCCTTGACAACTGCGTTTGGAATTATTGCTAACATCGTAACGCTGGGGCAGTGGAACAAGGCAGTTGAGAAACGGGGTTTTGATAAACTATTTCATTTGTCTTTAATCGTTCAGTACGAACTGAATGGAGAAATGAAAACGGCTACACTGGAGAAGAATGAGCGGGTAAATTTTGTGCCGGGAGTAAAAGGCACTGGAGAAACAATGTCTGTGCCGGTACCAGCGGGACTAACAATTGGGGACATGGTAGAGCGTACAGAAAAGGCACTGGGCGATAACTATTTCACGTACAATGCTTTCAACAACAACTGTCAGAACTTTGTAATGGCTATGTTGCGGGAAAACGGAATGATGACACCAGAAGCGTCACAGTTTGTACTACAACCAATGTCTGACGTTATTAAGGAACAGCCAGAATATTTCAACCCATTTGTTGCGACGCTGACAAATCTGGGCGCAATAGGGAATCAAATAGTATCGGGAGGTGACCGCCGGGACAGACGGGGGCGGGTAAATCATTAAAATATAATATTTATATTGAGATGATTATTTATACGACTAAGCCGACAGCCATCCAGAAACATGCGCCATCACCACCAGTACCAGCAGATGTTGAAGACACAAATGTAAATCCAGTTGTAGTATTAGTAGTCACAGAAAGAAACTGGGAACCAGAAGCACCAACTATACTAGCAATCACTACTGGGTTACTAGCGTAAGGAGTTCCATACGTAACAGACTGACCGGTAGGTCCAGCGTTAGAGCGTCCCCACTGAAATACGTAATTACCAAACCTCATATTACCAGCACCCCCCGTACTGGGAATAGGAGGGGCAAAATTGCCGATAAATCCCCCTCCTATATATCCAGAAACGGTAGCGTTACCATTTAGAGTTAGAGTCTTTGGTACGAGTGATTGACCAATAATAACGTCACCACCAGATACAATACCACCGTTTGCGGTTACTAGACCGGCACCGGGTCCAGTACCTCCACCGACAGTAACTGAGCCGGAAAAGGCGTTAGATTGACCGTTAAAAGTATTGGCTGCTGCGATGTTGTTCTGGGCTATATTACCATTTACAGTTAGACTAGTTGATGTAGAGGGAGTGCCGATTACACCAGAACCAGCGACGTTTATATTACCGGCGACTGCTAGTGTAGAACCAGCGGAAACGGGTCCAGTTAGTAGTGAAGAACCGGTGACTGCTAGTGTAGAACCAGCGGAAACGGGTCCAGTTAGTGTGGAAGAACCACCAACAGTAAGATTACCGGGAGTAGCGATATTAGGCGTACTACTAGCAGTTGCCGTTATAGAGCCTTTGACTAAAAGGTTACCTTGTACTACCGTGTCGGCTGGACTTGTTGCTGAAGAACCTAACATTGCGGAGGACATCTTTATTATATTTTATCAAAACATTTTTTTTTTACATCAAACGGGCTTGTAGTCCCCGTGCGCCACCGGAGCGACCTCCACCAGCCATACCAGCACCGGAGGGATTCATCATGGCGGACTCCTTTGCGGGGGCGGGTGCGGAGCGGGTGCGGGACAGTACATTGCCTAGAGAACTCATCATGCCGTGTGCGCCACCTACCCAGCGCTTGAGCATGGTGGTGGTGGCTTCGGGAGCCAAGGGGGCGCTGATAATGTCTTGCTCAGACAGCACACCCTTTATTATACGACTTGAGCCACGAATGGACTCAAAGAAACCGGAGTTAGCCGTGATTACAAACAACTGAGGAGTCTGGGGGTTAGCAGAGGTGTTCTTGACGGTTAAGTTGAACTGGAAAGTGAAGTTACCCACTAATGACGGTGCTTGTCCAGTCTGGAGGGTAATGTCTTGAGAAGGCTTGAGTACTAAGATACCACCGTTGGTTGGGAGGGAGCCACCGCCGACGGCACCGGCTAAAGAAGGAGAAGCCCGGGAGGAATGAGCGGAGCCTACCCATGTGTTGTAGTCCATATCCAGACCGTTGCGGATACTCATTGCGTATAACTGCTCTGCCGTCACGCTGGACAAGAGACCAGAAAAGTTGTCAAAGTTCACAGTCAAAGGGTTCGCTACGTTGTCAGCACGGGTTGCGACGGGGAAGCGCCAGTCAGCATCGTAAGACTGGGGGTAAGGGAGGGGGTTACCAGTACCATCTACACCAAAAGAAGAGTTAGAAGGCTTGGCGTAGATAATGAATAGGTCAGGGATCTGGGGAAGCGTGATCGTCTGAGAAATAATTTGTCCAGTTGCGCCGGGGGCAATGGTGCCGTTCTGGTACTGGGTAATGTAACGTGGGAACTCAAGATATGGCACTACAGACTTGGGCGGAAGAGGCACGTCCAAACTGGGAGTCAAAAAAGACACATTTACAACAGACTGCTGGAAGGGGGTCAGCACACCGGAGTTGAAGCCGATAGAGGCAATGGGGATTACACGACCACCGCCGGAAGAGCAACGGAGAAGGCGACGGGGGGACTGTAAGTTCATAATCAACTGAATGTTGTTGATACCAAACAGACCAGTGTCCCATTCGTGACAGTCGGCAAATACAAAAGGGCTGAGAACCAGTTTCTCAGTGGAAGTCCAGCGGATAAAAATGGGGAAGGTGCCGGACAAGTTAGTTCCGTCGCACACGGGCTGTCCATTTACAGAGTTGTAAAGTGCGCCAGTGTAGGCGGGGGAAGCAGTGCCTAATGGGTTACCGGCGGGGTCAGTGAAGATTAAGTTGTAAAAGGCTCCGTTAGGGGTCTCAGCAAAATCACTCTGGTTCTCAAAACCAGCAATGGGGTTATTTACAGCGCCGTAAGCGGAGTTGTAGTTCTGGTACTTGTCCAACATGGTAGGGCAAGTGCGCTGGAGGCGATTCTTCTTGTAATCGGTTAGTCGGAGAACCTCTTGGAGTACATCGTTAGAGTTGATAACGCTTGTGGTGTCGTTAATGGTAGCCGTCATGGTAGAGCAAAGAGAGTTCAAAGGGAAGGCGCACAGAGAAAAGTCACGACCGGCTACGACTACGGAGTCACCAGCAGTCATGGCGGTCCCAACGGCAGCGTTGAAGGTCATGCTTACAGTGGAAGACCACTCAAGACCCCTATCTACGAAAACGTTCTCACTAGGCACGTAAATGTTGTACGTGTGCTGGGAGGTAGTTGCGCTGATAGCGTTAAAGGGTGCGTTCGTTAGAGACAGCGCACCTTTGTAAACTGCGTACTTTGGGCGGGTCTGTACGATGCGTGAGTCAAAGACTGCTAACTTCTCAATATCGGCGGACATCCTTATTATAATTTATAAAAAGAAAAAATATCCGGGGCTTACCAAGGACGGGTGGAGCCGTAGAGGGGGATTGCTCCACCCCGTGCTTCATGGGGAGGCGCTCCCTTGGTTGGGCTACCCGCCCCAATCTTCTTGAACATAAACTTAATATTCACGCTGGACTGGTTGAACATCTGGATTGGGTAGAG